GCTCAGGGCCTACGTTGCGGAGTTGAAAGACTGGTTGATAGAGCAGGAAAGGCAATAAGGCAGTTCGCTGTTTGCGAATGGCGAACAAGGGCAGCAGAGCAAGAGGGTGTCGAGAGGTTCTTCAAGCCTCTTTGTACGACGATTAAGGCAAGGTTGGCCCTGCTCCCTCTTGATACTGGAGGAACGGAATCCCCTTTAACCGTTGGCCAACGGGCTCCTGCAGGAAGCCTCGCCAGCATATCACACGGGCTTGACCATAGAGAAGAAATCAGGCACAATGAAGCGACCACGCCCTTCGTTCCATGGATCTCCGTCCAACAGTCCGCGAGCTAATCCGTTCAGTAAGCCTTTTGCTAAAGCATATCAATGACATAAGAGAGATACATGGCGCTGAACCTGCCGAATATGGACCCACTAGAACAAAAGTGGCTATAGCCCAAAAATCCTTAGAGCAGTATGAGCAGCAAATGCCATCCCGTGACGAGATAGCAAAGATGATTTACGACGGGGCCATGCGCGGATTGGCGAACGAATCCATTTATCCAAAGTGGGAGGAGTTGCCTGACTCTCTCTGCACTCAGTGCGCCTACGAGACTGCGGACGCGATCTTGAATCGGCTTAGCATGGGGACATAAAAATCTCGCCTGCTACAACATTGTCACAGTCTTTCCGTCCAGAACACTGCTGCGCCCTCTTCCCATAGCCTCTTGTTTACGCGCCTGGCCTCTACAAAAGGCACAACGATTTCCCGACAAATGCCGCACCGGGAAAAACAAAGCTTGACCATCAGTCTTCCGCTTTCTTTAGCGTTCGTTCTAGCTTGCGCAGTTTCGGTAGCAATTCTGGCTGGTAAAAGTGCTCTGCAGCCAAGAGCTGCAAGGCAGTCTGCCTGTCCGCTTCTAGTAATGCAACGAGGAATGTGGCTTCCTTGATGGACAGGGAGATGTTCATTGCGATTTTCAGGAAAAGCGAAAAAGGCGCATTTGTGAAAATTGTAGCGGAGGTTATCGGATGAGCGAGTTTAACCAGTCGATGTCCGAGTCTTTAGATGCTTCCAGCACGGCTCCTGCGAGGGCAAAGGCATAATCATCAATGCCACTCTCTTTGCCACCTGTTACATTCCACTGGCCGCTAGTCCTGTAGATAACGCTTAAGTTTTTGAGCTGCCAGATAGCCTTTTTGTGAGGATAAAGTTCGATCAGTCCGGCATTGAATAACTCTTTGGTCTTGCTAAAAGCACGCATTTTTGTAGAAACACTCCATGCAAGTTCCGAGATTGGATAATCTTTTGCAAGCGATTGTATCAATGCAGAGCTATTAAACTGGTCGAGCACGATGCTCTCGAACTCATAAATACGATGGTGTTCCTTGATCCATTCTTCCACCTTGGCAATGCTCACTTCTTTCTTTCCGCCGATGTCAAAGTCCGCATCAAACGCATAGAACTTGTCGATTACCAGTCGTTCTCCTTCGTAATGAACAATGCAGGCCGTGTAGTCGTCTCGGCCAACGCCACCGCGAGCAGGGTCTAGCGCCAGCACATAAGTGCCCTTGTATTCAATCTTCGGGGGGAGGATGCTTCTGTCTTTGTTGACCGCCACGTCAACAATCTCTGGAGCAAGTAACACCGAGTTGCTTGAACGAAACTGGGCGCCAAATTCAACAAAAAAGCTCTCTTCGTCTTTCTTTCTTGCGTTTTCAAGAAAATCACACCCCCATGGAAGATGTGGGTTAATTTCCCATGTCGGAATTTGCAGGGCCTGCATACCTGGAAACTCACCACTTTGCGCTTGCTTGAAATGCTCAAAGAACAAGCCCGAGTTTAGATAGGGAGATGACAGTTCGATGATTTTGCCGTATTTACCAAACTGAGCAATGGAAGGAGCCAAAGCTGTGTACATTGCTTCCGCGCCCCTGTTCGCATCGCCCTCAATAGAGAAGGCCAACTCATCTTGCAGAATCGCCACTACCGCTTTACCGCGAGATGCGCGAGCAGATGCAGGAATAGCCTGAAAGACGCAGTTATTCTTTATCTCAATCTCTAGACTTGTTTCTCGCGCAATCTCCTGCTCAAAGGGGCTGTTGATGATTAGCTGGCGTATATTGTCGAGCGCAATTTTGGACTGACCGAGATCGTTAGCTACGGCAATAATATACCATTTCTCCCCTTTTCGCACTCTTTTAATAAAGTAATCGTCAAGCACAAAGCACATATAACATGCAGCAATCGCGGACATAAAAGTTTTGCCACTACGCCTTCCGAGAGCCCAAATAGCATGGTTGATGCTCTTGTCGAAAAGGTTATCAAGAATCTCCTGTTGTTTAGGCCAGAGAGTTACGCCGAGAGCATGGCGGGCAAAGTCGGAAGGCGAAAGTGTCATTTCAAACTTTCCATGGGACGAAGAAACGATTGCCCTACAAAATACGCTGGTCGTCCTCTTGCAGGGTCGGCCCAGAATTTGTCCTGCATGGCTTCATGCCCATAGCACCAACCATGAAGCAGCGTCTCGCCACTATCAATGGTCACAAGTACAAACTTTCGCTCAGGGCATTCTCCCCTTTGCACAATCAAATCGTAAAACCTTTTTGACCGGGTTTTGACATCTATACCTGGCAGATCCTCGCTGCCGCGCTTTGCCTCAGTCTCTTTGAACAGCTCATGCTTTAGCCCTAAGAAAGAGGCCACTGCGACTTCCCCTGCCGCACCAAGCAAATGCACTTTCAATGCTTCATCGCCAAGCCTTGGCCCCTTGTTCCGGCCTCTCAGCCCCTTTGCTTCGTTCACAGTCTGCCTACGATGGCCTTCCTCCATCGCTAGTTGCCGCTCTTCTTCAGTGAATGTGAAAAGAATGGGAGTGGGGGCCATAAAAGCATGGGTATCGTCGCCATGATAACCACTATTAGAATGGGGAGACTAGCCACGGGAATCAATGGCAGACGACGTAGTTGATCTTGGACACGCCACGGAAAACGGGCTCAGGGCCGATTCACTGGCAAACGTCCTAACTGGGATGGGGACGAGCCGAGATAAAAGCCGTCACACCACTACTCAACCCATTGTATTCCTCGCGCAAGAAGAGCTGGAAAATCTCTACGGAGAGTGGATATGCAGGCGCGTCATTGACGTAGTAGCAGAGCAATCTACACGCAAAGGCTACAAAGTATTGTTTGGTGGTGATGGTGCAAAAGCAGAAGAAGTAGCAGGCATTGAGCAAATCATTGAAGACCTCTACATACTGGAGCATTTTATGCTTGCCAGCAAGAACGCCAGGCTGTATGGCGGCTCGGTGATTCTGCTCTACATTGACGATGGGCGAGAGGCGAATCAGCCAGTAGACAAGCGCAACATTCGCGCCATTGAAGGAATGGAAGTGCTTGATCGCTGGCAGATTGCGCCAGTTATCAGCGAGGAAAACCTATACGACTACTCCAAGGCGACGTACTACCAAATCATCTCAGGCGATCTCATTCAACAGCCGCAGTTGCAAAAGATCCACAAGGATAGGATTCTGCGCTTCGACGGCGAATGGTTGCCCTATCGCATCAGGCAAAGGAACTATGGGTGGGGAATGAGCAGCTTGCAGACCATCTACGACAGCTTCCGTCACTATTGGACTGGCCTCAATTCTGCGGCGACAGTGCTGGTTGAGTTTGACGTGTTTGTGCATAAGCTGCGCGGCCTGAGCACAATGCTTGCTGCGGGAAAGGAGAGTGATGTGAGGCAGCGTTTAGTGCTGAATGACATGAGCAAGAGCATCTATCGCGGCTATGCGATTGACGCCGAGCGCGAGGAACTTGATTACGTTACACGCAACTTAAGCGGCATTGGCGACGTGCTGGAAAAGCTGCGCATTGACATCATTGGTGCCTCGCAGATTCCCCACACAATTCTTTTTGGCGAGAGCCCAAGCGGTCTTGGTGCCACTGGCAGAAGCGAAGAGCGAGACTTTGCAAAGTTCCTTGGTGACTACCAGGCAGCGCATTACAAGCGGCCTTTGCAAAAGCTGATGGAAATGATCATGCTGAGCAAGAATGGGCCGACCAATGGCGAACTGCCCGAATCGTGGAGAATCTCCTTCAATGACTTGTTTGAACTGAATGAGCGCGAGAAGGCCGACGTAAGAGCCCGTGTGGCAGCCGTGGACGGAAGAATGTTACAACTTGGCGTATTGCATCCACAAGAAGTAAGAGAGGCACGTTACGGCGGCTCTGAGTGGTCAATGGAAACCGCTCTCGATCCATCGCTTGAAGCTAACCCCGATTTAGTCGCCCCCAAGATGGGTGGTTCCACTCAAGGCGGGGGTGGAAAACTTGCAGTGCCTCCTGGTGGCCGCGATCCGATGAACGAAGAGAATGGCACACTGCCAATGGACGGCTCCAGGGAGGTTCAAGATGCTGCTGGACTATTCCTAGAAGACGACCTAGAGCACAAGCGTGGTGACGTGGAATTTACGGACAAAGAGCTTCACCAGCAGGCAATTGCTGCCGCCAAGAGCAAATTCAAGACGTGGCCCAGTGCAGTGGCGGGAGCCTATGTGACGCGCAAGTACAAGGAGCTTTACAAGCGCAAGCACGGCTCCATGGAAAAAGCCTTCAAAGGCAAGAAGACCACTGCCGAGTATTTCAAGGAAGATGCAGAAGCAATCAAGGCAAGTGGCTTGGTGCTGGGCGGCGTTGACGAAGCGGCGCTCATTTCTGAAGAGGACATTGCCGAGGCCCTGCAGCAATGGAAAGCAGAGGCTCCAGCCCAGTTCAAAGAGCTGCTAGAGGCCGACAATGCTGAATGACCTAAGCGGGCTGTCTCAAGCCGTGCTGGCCACTAGGCTGGACGCTGCGTGGGCTTACGACCAACGTACTGGACGCTACCGCAACGAGAAAGGACGGTTCATGAGCCAGAAGGCTGTTGAAGCCTTAGTAGATGGCCGCATTGGCAAGCTCGACACTACGCTCAGGCGCGTTACAAAGATGATGGCCGATGGCAGCATCACGCTGGAGCAATGGCAAGGCAGCGTCAGGGAAGCCATCAAGGCAGCTCACATTCAGACAGCAATCATTGGCCATGGCGGAAAGGACAGTATGGGAGCCGTCGAATATGGCCGCATCGGTCAAAGGCTTCGTGCAGAATACGCTTATCTACAGGGCTTTGCTAATGACGTTCTGGCTGGCCGCGCTAGTCCTGCCATGGCTGTTGCTAGGGTCAGCTTGTATGCTGAAAGCGTACGTGGCTCTTACTGGCAGGGTTTGGAGCTTCGGAAGCAAGCGGAAGGTTACGGACTGATGCGCCGCATCCTCGACCCACAGGCTCAGCACTGCGCTGATTGCCCAGCCTTCGCAGCTCGCGGCCTTGTCC